CGACGAGATGCTCGACACGGACCCCGCCCCGACGCTCGTGATCGCCTTCCAGCGCGAGCACTCGAACGGCACCCAGTACACGATCGACGGCGGCCGCAGGCGACGGATCGACGTCGAGGTCCACCGCCCATGAGACGCCCCGGCAGGGACCGCGGCGTCCTCCTCGCCCTGGCGATCGTCGCAGTCATCCTCGCGTTCGCGCTCGGGCTCGCGTTCGGGAACGCCGCAGCGGACACAGCCTGTATCCCCGGGCCGCGCGACCCGTCCGGAATCTTCGTGAACCTCGACGACACCCGGAACGCGGAGGCGATCGACCATGTCCGGGACGCCGTCGCGAACGGCCAGCCGCGGGTCCTTCACTGGGATCCGGCGGACGCGGCCGCGCATCGCAAGGCGAGCCTCCGCGGCGTCGCGACCGCGCCCGGGAAGGACCGCGATGAGTACCCGCCTGCGGCGTCGGAGGAGGGCGGAGCCGGGGCGGACGTACGGCTGATCTCGTCGAGCGACAACCGGTCCGCCGGGTCGCGGATGAACGCCCAGATGAGCGCGTACTGCCCGGGGACCCGCTTCCTGCTGGAGCCGTAGCCGCTCGTACGAATGTCCGGAATCGAACACCGGGCTACGGGCATACGCCGCCCATGCCGTTATAGTGACCGAAGGGCGGAACAAGCCGCCCGCCGAACCGCTAGGAGAGCGCCATGCAGACCTTCATCGCCCGAGTCCTTCGCCTTCTCGTCCCGGACGTCTTCGAGATCCGCGTCAACGACGAGGTCGTCGGGACCGTCTCGCTCCTGAACTCCGCCGCTTCCGGCGAGCCCGCCGACTGGATCGCGCAGCCCGCCGACAACATGCCTCACGTCGACGCGGAGATCGCCTCGACCGCGAAGGCGGCCGCCGAGATGCTCTGCGACCGGCTGGAGCGCGCCATCGATGACTTCCGCTTCGAGATCGGCGAGATGGACGAGGACGGCTACCGCCGCGTCACCCGGATCGCGCTCGGCTCCGGCCGCGTCCTCGACGACTTCTCGACGACTGACGACCCGTACCTCGCCGTCGAGGCGGCCCGCGAGGCGCAGGCGTTCACGCTGGAGGAGCGGTTCGAGATGTACGCGGAGCGCGGCTGGTAGCCTCCCCGCCGTCGCGGTTCGCAGGACCTGAGAGCCCGCCCCTCACGGCGGGCTCTCGTCGTTCCGTCCTGCGCGGCGCGCTAACCTCCCCGCCGCGGAGCGACCGCGCTCGCCGGACAGGAACCGGCGAAGCCTGGAGGTCGCTCCCGAAGACCTCTGATGCCTGGACGAATCCTCCGCGGCTGCGCAACCTGCGGCGCGCCGTTCGTTCCCCGCCACGCCCGGCACCGCTGGTGCCCCGCCTGCGAACGCCCGAGCGCGGAGCGCGCGAGCCCCACGACACGGACGCGCCCGAGCAGCTCGACGGAGCGCGACAGGATCCGCGCTGAGGTCCTGCCGGACGGAGCGCCTTGCTCGATCCAGCTGCCCGGATGCGAAGGACTCGCGACCGTGGCTCATCATCTTGTCGACGCCGCGGACGGCGGCCGCTACGAGCTGGGCAACTTGGCCCCGGCGTGCGACCACTGCAACTCCGTCCTCGGCGGACGCTCATCGTCCTCCCTGAGACACGGGAGCGACGACCGGAGCGGCGGGTCGTCCAGTGTCGGGGGAGGACGACCCGCGCCGGTCGGTCCTACGAGGCTCGCCTAGCGGGTACGAGGCGCGCATGAGCAACCCCGTCCGAGACCTCCTCGACGCGGCGCTCGCCTGCCCGGAGTGCGAAGCGCCGATCCAGAGGACGGAGATCCAGCACCAGCGGACCCCCGACGGATGGCGCGCAAGCGGCGCGGTCCTCGTCTGCCGGACAGGCTGCCGCGTCCCCGTCGAGCCCTACCCTCTCGCGGACCCCGACCCGGAGACCTGATGCCCAACACCGAAGAGAACCGCATCGCCCTGGCCGAGACCGTCGAGGACGGCGTCCGCTACATCCTCGTCGTCCCGCGCCTCGACCCCACCGTGTTCGACGGAGGAGCGGACCGCGTCGGGCTCGACCCGACAGTGGTCGCCGTCCTCGCGGACCCCGAGTGAGACGGGTCGCCTGCACCGCATGCCTCCCCCTCGTCCTCTACCTCGGGACACCCCACCTCCTCCGCCTCCTCCTCTCCCGGATCTACCAGCCCCCCGACCTGAACCTCCTGTGGCCCATGCCATCGTCACCATCGCCGTCGACCTCGAACGAGCAGGAGACGCGGACCGCCTCAGATCCCTCCTCCTCGACTGCGTACGCGAGAGCGGCTACCCCGGCGCACACGTAACGGAGTCGAGCGTCGCCGTCGACCAGCGCCTCGGCACCGAGGACATCGACGAGTGAGGATCAACGTCGACCCCGACGGCGTACTCATCGAGGGCGACGAGCAGGAGCTAGCGGACCTCGCGTCCGCACTACTCGAAGCCGCAGTACTAGGCAAGGTCGACGAGCACCTACTCACGGACACCGGAGTCGCGACCGTACGGATACGACGAACGGACCCCGACACCGAACCATGAGAGAAGGCGAAGGGCGAAGCCACGAGCCAGAGAACGTAGGACGCAGGAGACCGGGGTGCACGACGACCTCGACCCCGACCAGGCACCCCGGATCGAACCCCACCAGGGGGAGGGGGAATCCCAGCAAAACACCCTGGGACCGGGCGCGTCGGGGGCTTCTGCGCGAGAGAGCTGCTGTTTCGCCCCGTCCTAGCCGCCGGGGTGGTGGGGTATACCTCCGGTCGTGCCGAGGCAGCTGTCGGATGAGGAGCTGATTCGGGAGTCGCTTCGGCGGGTTCTGGCGTCGGATGACGTGTCGGCGCGTGGTTTGGGGGCGAAGGCGCAGGCGGCGCGGCAGTTGGCGCTGCTGAATGGGGGGCGCGTGGAGGACGGCGGCCGGGATCGGGACGTTGAGGCGGAGGATCCGATGGGCGATCTCTGGGCGACTGAGCTTGAGCGGCGGGTGCGGACCCAGCGGTCGACGTCGCGGCGGCAGGCGCGGAGCGCGCAGGCGTGACGGGGACGGTCGTTGCGCTCCCGCCGCGGGGGGCGCGTCGGAGGCGGCCGCCGGTTCCGTTCACGGTCGAGCACTTCCGGATCTACGCGTCGCGGCTCGTCTTCGATGATGGGGACAGGCGGGATCCGGAGGACTGGCAGCTCGACTTCGCGCGGGAGGTGTTCCGGGGCTGCTCGGCGGCGTACGTTCCGAATCCGTGGGAGGTCCGGGAGGCGTGGCTGCTCGTTCCGGAGGGGAACGGGAAGACGACGCTGGTGTCGCAGCTCGCGTTGTACGGGGCGGACTGGGCGATTCGGCCATGGATCCCGGTCGGGGCGTCGAGCCGGGACCAGGCGAAGACGTTGTACACGCAGGCGAAGGGGTTCGTGGACGACACGCCGGGGATGTCGAAGCGGTTCGTCTGCCACGATGGGTACCGGTCGATCGTTCCGCTCGATCCGGCGACGGGCCGGAAGCGGTCGGGGCGCGGGATCGAGATCAATCCGTGGGATCCGGCGACGAACGACGGGACGATCCCGTTCCCGTTCTTCATCTGCGACGAGCTGCATCGCCATCCGGACATGAGCCTCTGGCGGCTCTGGAAGGGGAAGGCGCGGAAGCGGCGCGCGGTCGGTATCGGGATCTCGACGGCAGGTGCGCCGGGCGAGGAGTTCGAGGAGGCGCGCGACAAGATCCGGGAGGACTGCGATCGGATCCGGAAGGCTCACGGCGGGACGCTGTACCGCGGGAACCATATGTCGATGTGGGAGTACCGGGTCGAGGATCCGGAGAAGGCGCTCGATCCGGAGGTCGTGGCGGCGGCGAACCCGCTCAGCTTGGTGACGGCGGAGGCGATCGCGGAGGAGCTGTTGTCGCCGACGCTCGATCAGGGGGAGTTCAAGCGGCTGAAGGGGAACATTCCTGCCCGGTCGTCCTGGTCGGCGATCACGGACGAGGAGTGGGGGAACGCGCGGCTGATGTTGCGGCCGGAGGAGCTGGCGGAGCTGCTCGAAGGGAAGCGGTGCGACGGCGGGCTCGATCTCGGCTGGAAGCTCGATACGACGGCGCTCGTCTCGGAGTTCGAGCTGGGGGACTTCCGGCTGCTCGACGAGGCTCAGCTGGCGGTTCCGCCGCGGGACGGGACGTCGATGCATCCGGACCGGGTCAAGGAGCTGCTGTATACGCGGATGGAGCGGAACCCGATGGACGCGCTCGTGATGGACACCTCGGACGGGGAGGACATCGCGGCGTGGGCGGCGGACGAGCTGGGGCTGACGGTCGTCGACCGGCCGCAGTCGAATGATCTCGCGGTCGTCGACTACAAGCACTTCATGCGGGATCTCCGGGCGACGGAGCCTCAGTGGAAGATCGTCGAGGTCCCGGGGCCGACGCCGCGGTCGCCGAAGCGCAAGGTCCGCCAGCGGCTCCTGCCGTTGCGGATCGTCCGGTCCTGTCCTCTGCTGACGCGGCACAGCATGAACGCGCTCGCGCGCAGGCTGCCGCGGGGGGATATCCGGTTCGATCGTCCGACGGCGTCGCGAGGCTCCGTCCGGAAGCAGGACACGCGCGTGATCGACGCGCTCGTTGCGGCAGGCATGGTCAACACGTACGCGAATCGTCCGCCGGAGCAGGGGTTCGACCTCGACGCGTTCCGGATCTCTTCCGCCTAGGAGCCTCATGGAGACAGCAGAACAGCGCGAGGAGCGCATCGCACGGCTGGAGGAGTCCCGGGCGTCCCGGTCGGCGGCTGTGCAGGAGCCGGACGGGCCGGTCGAGGTCGCCCCGGGTCGCGGGGACCTGACGCGCTCCTCGATCGCCGTCGGGCCGTCCGCGCCGCTGTACGGGTCGCCGTGGATGCCCGCGGCGACCGATGGCGGGATCCGGACGGTCGACGGCCGTCAGATCTCGTACGCGAAGCTGTTCGCGGAGCAGGCGTGGGTCGCGGCCGCCGTGATGCGGATGCTGACGTGGTCGGTCCGGGTGCCGCTCAAGGTGTACCGGCGGACCGGCGACGACTCCCGCGTGCGTCTCCGGGACGGGGAGCATCCGCTCGCGACGGGGATCGCTCATCCGTGGGAGGGCGGCTACCCGGCGGCGCTGACGATGGCGCTCCTCGGCCCGTTCCTCGTTCACGGCAACAGCGTGACGCGCCTCGTCGACGGCCGGTCGGCGGTCATGTTCGAGGCGAACGACTGGCGGACGACGACCCCGATCAAGTCGTCGCCGAACGCCGCGCGGATCCAGGGCTGGCTCCCGCACGACCCGGACACGGGACAGGAGGGCCAGTCGTTCAGCGCGGACGAGGCGATCCATGCGGCCTGGTGGAGCCCGCTCGGCCCGGAGGGGATCTCGCCGCTCCGCCAGCTCGGGACGACGCTCCGGATCGAGGACGCGGCGACCCGCTACCAGGTCGCCCAGTTCCGGAACGGCGCTCGGCCGCCGAGCGCGGTCACGGCGACAACGGAGTTCCTCGGGCTGGAACGCGACGTCCGCGACGCGCTGCTCGCGCAGCTGCGGGAGGACCTGACGACGCTGTACTCCGGCCCGGAGAACCAGGGCCGCCCGGCGCTCCTGCCGCCGGGCCTGGACTGGAAGCCGATCGGGCATACCTCCAAGGAGGCGGAGCTGATCGACCAGCGGTTCATCGACCGGGAGGAGATCGGCGCGGTCTACATGATCCCGCCGCCGATGCTCGGGGATCTCCGCCGGGCGACGTTCTCGAACATCGTCGAGCTGCGACAGATCGCGTACACGGACGGGCTCGGCCCGCCCCTGGTGATCATCGAGCAGGGGATCACGGAGACCTGGCAGACGGTCGCCCGCGAGGACGACGTGTACGTCGAGTTCGACTTCAGCGGCGTCCTGCGCGGCGACGCGCTCAAGGAGATCAACGCGATCCGCGCCGCGATCGCGACGGGCGTCATGACCCCGAACGAGGGGCGCGCGATCCGGAACCAGCCGCAGTCGCCGGAGCCGGACGCGAACCGGCTGTGGATGCCGTTCAACAACCTCTGGCCGATGGGGTCCGCGCCGCCGCCGAACCGGGCGGCGCGCCGCGACCCGAGCCAGCAGCAGCCTAGCCAGGCGGTCGCTCTCCCGGCGACCGTCGCGGACAGGATCCGGCCGGACGGGACGATCGCGCCGGAGGGCGCGGCCCGACCGGTCGAAGTCGTCGACACCATCGCCGAGGAGGCGCACGCATGAGCGACAGGACCGAAGCGCCGGGCACGCTGCTCGGGCTGATCGAGAGCTACGTCTGGGCGATGGAGCCGCGGTCTCTCGCGACGCTCTGTCGCGCCGCGGCGGACGGGTCCCTCGGGGCCGTCCTCGAACGCCAGCGGCAGGAGGCGGCCGA